ACATTATTTTAGGAATGACAGCGGAACTTACGGAGACTTCTGCACTATCTGTTCGCGTATAAAGAAGGAAATAAGAAACGACCAAATACAAGGCGGTATGGTAGGGCAATATAACGCAAGTATAACACAGCGCTTAAACAACTTAAAAGAACACGTAGAACAGACTAACGTAGAACAGCCACTATTTAATTTAAAGAATGTTCGTAGAAACGACAGCGATAAGTAAAATATTCGAATTAGAGAAACGAATAAAAATAATACAAGGCGGAACTTCAGCAGGTAAAACTTTTGGAATCCTTCCTGTATTAATTCACAAAGCAGCAGAAACGCCAAACTTAGAAATAAGCGTAGTAGCAGAAAGCGTTCCGCATTTAAGAAGGGGAGCGTTAAGAGACTTTCAAAAAATTATGCGATGGATTGAAAGATTCTTTGATGACCATTACAACAAAACGCTACTAAAATACGAATTCGCTAACGGAAGTTTTATAGAGTTTTTTAGCGCTGACGATTCAAGCAAACTAAGGGGAGCAAGAAGAGACATCCTTTACATAAACGAATGTAATAATATAAGCTTTGAAAGTTACAACGAACTAGCCATAAGAACAAAGAAGGAAATATATTTAGACTTCAATCCTGCTAACGAATTTTGGGTACATACTGAACTAAAAGACGAACCGGATGCTGACTTTATAATCTTAACTTACTTAGACAATGAAGCACTAGACGAATCCATAGTTAAGCAAATAGAAAAGAATAGAGAAAAAGCAAAGACAAGCGCTTACTGGGCTAATTGGTGGAAAGTCTACGGAGAAGGCAAAGTAGGAAGTTTAGAAGGCGTAATATTTAGTAATTGGAAACAAATAGACAAGCTTCCTAACGAAGCAAGGCTTATAGGAATAGGCTTAGACTTTGGCTACACGAATGACCCTACTGCAATTGTAGAAGTCTACACTTACAACGGACAAAGAATATTAAATGAACTAAAATATCAAACAGGAATGCTAAATAGCGACATCGCTAAAGTGCTTCCTAACAATGTTCCTGTTTATGCGGATTCGGCAGAACCTAAAAGCATAGACGAAATAAGGCGCTACGGAAAGACGATTAAAGGCGTTACAAAAGGAAAAGATTCCATAAACTACGGTATAGACATAATGCAACAGCAGAACTACATTGTAACTTCTAACAGCACAAACTTAATCAAAGAACTAAGGAGTTACATTTGGGACACAGACAAGCAAGGCGTTAAACTAAACAAGCCTATAGACCATTTTAATCACGCTATAGATGCCCTGCGTTATCACGAAATGGAAACACTTGGAATAGGTGCTAACTATGGCACTTATAACATCAGGTAGTACAAAAACACGAAAAACAAGTTATAATAATATGAAGGTAAATATAAGCGTACCAACTTCTTTAGATGAAATTCCTTTAAAGCGTTATCAGGAGTTCTTAAAAATACAAAAGAATTCAAACGACGAAGAATTCGTAGCACAAAAAATGGTAGAAATATTTTGTGGAATAGAACTAAAGGACATAGCCAAAATAAAGCTAACAGACTTAAACGAACTAATAGGACACTTTACTGAGTTATTTAAGGAAAAGCCACAGCTCAAAAGAACGTTCAAGATTAAAGAACTAGAATTTGCATTCATTCCGAATTTAGAAGAAATAAGCTTCGGGGAATACGTAGACTTAGAAAACTATTTGCAGGACTGGGAAAACTATCACAAGGCTATGGCTGTAATGTTTAGGCCTATCAAAAGACGAATGAAGAAAAACTACGAGTTAGAAGAATACGAGCCGAACAAAGACTATCAAGACTTAATGAAGTTCGCTCCATTAGGAGTGGCAATAAGCGCCTATGTTTTTTTTTGGAATTTAGGAAGCGAATTATTAGAAGCTACAATGAACTATTTGTCACAAGAGATGAAGAAGAACAAGATAACTTTAGCGACTTCACAGAAAGAGGGCAATTCAACAAAAGATGGGGCTGGTATGGAAGTATTTATGGAATCGCTAAAGGAGACATCACAAAGTTTGACCAAGTTACAAGACTTCCGCTTACTCAATGTCTCACCTATCTCACGTTCGAAAAGCAAAAAAATCAAATCGAATCCAACGAAATAAGAAAACAATATAGAAAATGACAGGCTATTTTAACTTAATTAACAGGATAAAGGAACACTTCGAAGCAGACCCTTTAGTAAATACAATAACACAAGGCGACATTTTTAGAGTAGATTTATCTAAGCAGACTATTTTTCCTTTATGCCACATAATTGTGAACAATGTTCAATTCGTTGAGAATGTTCAGCAGGCGAATGTCAGCGTTTTAGCAATGGACATCGTAAACATATCAAAAGACGAAACAGAAGACATTTTCGAAGGCAACGATAACGAAATAGACATCCTAAATACTCAGTTAGCTGTATTAAATAGAATGTATGAATTCTTAAGAAGGGGCGCTTTGTATGACGATGGCTATCAAGTTTCAGGGAATCCTACTTGCGAGCCTTTTATAGACAGATTTGAAAACAAGCTTGCAGGATGGACAATGACTTTTGATGTACTTATTCCTAACGATATGACAATATGTTAGACAACGTTCAAGAAGTATTAGACGAGTTTAAGGCTTACGTTATTCAACAGGCGAAGTCTAACTTAACACGAATGAAAAAGAATTCGTCTAAGACGTTGTACAATAGCATAGATGGATTTGTTAAAAAATACAAAAATAGTATTTCGATATACTTCGAAATGGAAGACTACGGATTCTATCAAGACCAAGGAGTAAGCGGAACTAAAAAGAAATACGACACGCCTTATTCTTACAAAAGCAAAATGCCGCCGCCTACTAAATTAGACAAGTGGATAGTAAGAAAGGGAATAGCGCCAAGAAAACAAGGCGGACAATTTGTAAGCAGAAAGTCTTTACAATTCCTAATAGCTAGGAGTATTTACACGAATGGAATAAAGCCTAGTTTATTTTTTACTAAGCCGTTCGAAGCAGCCTTTAAAAAGCTTCCTGATGAACTCATAGAAAAATACGGACTAGACGTAGAACAACTATTTGAATCCATAACAAAAGATAACTTTAAGAAATGAATATATACGCAAGAAGTCCTTACATAATAGAAGTAAACGAAGCAGGGCAAACAGCTAGTAAGCTTGAAATATTTATTTGGAATACTGGAAGCGTTCCTGCTAGTCCACAATACACACTTCGCAAAAGCATTCCTGCTTCTAACAATCTTCAAACGCTATACGATGTTAGCCCTTACATTCGTGAGTACATAAGCCACGCTACTTATTCAAACAACTATAACACGAACGGAAAGCTAACAAGCACAGATGAATATTGCAACGTACAAATAAAGCGATATAAAATAGTAGTAGGAGTAGAAATGCTTCTAGACACTAGCAACTACTTTGCTTTCGATGGCTATACGCTATACGAAGACGGATATAATAACGACTTAGGCAACTATCACTTAGACAGCGAAACTTACTATTATCCTTACGATGCTGATATAAATTTAATTGTTCCCGAAGGACGACTTTACAATGGCGGAATAATGACGTGCTACTTAGAAAACGGATTTGATGTTAAGTATACTAATCTAACAACAGCAGCGACTTTTACTTACAATATAACGGCGGACGATTGGTACGACATTTACAGAGTTTATCCTTTGTATTATTCGGAAGGAAACTTAGTAGAAATATTAGATTCAGGCGCTAACGTATTACACAGCTTTACAATGAAAAGTAAGTGCGTTCCTAAATACGTTCCTGTAGCTTGCGACTTTGTTAATAAATATGGCGCTTGGCAGCGTACTTGGTTCTTTGCTGTTTCTACGGATTCCTTAAGTGTTGAAAACACGGAATACAATCTACTACAAGAAAGCCTTCCTGACTACGACATACAAGAAGGACAAAGAAAAATATTCAACGTAAAAGGCAAAAAGACAATTCGTGTTAATACAGACTGGGTAAAAGAAAGCTATAAAAACGTAATTCAAGACTTGATGTTTAGCGAACGAATACTTATAGACAATAAGCCTGCGAAGATCAATACGAAAAACACGGAACTATTTAAAGGCATAAACAAAGGCACTATAAACTATCAACTAGAATTTGAATTTGCTTACAATACAATTAATAGCGTAATATAATGCGAAGCGTACAAGTTTACATAGAAGGACAAAGAATAGAACTATTCCAAGACGAACAAATACAAGTAAATAGTTCAGTTCAAAACATAGCAGACATAAGCAAAGTATTCACGGATTTTAGTCAGTCGTTTACCGTGCCTGCTAGTCCGCATAATAACGCCATATTTCAACACTTCTACCAAAGTGATGTAGACGGAACTATAGACCATAACATAAGACGAAGGGCAAAAATAGAAATAAACTTAACGGACTTTAGAAGGGGAAAAATACAATTAGAGAAAGCCAACTTACAAGACGGACAGCCACAAAGCTACACTATAACTTTTTACGGAGACATAAGAACGCTTAAAGATGCCTTTGGAGAAGACAAGCTTACTGACTTAGATTTAACTTCTTTAGAATTTACTTACGATGGAACGGAAATATATAATAGAATAACGGACACGGCTACGGACTATGACGTGCGCTATCCTTTAATAGCAAACACAAGGGTATGGAGCTATGGAGATGCTTCAGCAGAAGACATAACTACTAACACTGGAGCGATT